TTGCAGTCATTGATGGGTGCTGGCCAATCGGCTACTAACTTTGTTGGTCAAGCTGGCGCAAACAACGCAAACGCTATGGGTGGCTATGCGACAGGCGCCGGCGCTGCTCAAGCTGCTGGGGGCATAGGCATGGCAAATGCCGTAAGTGGTGGTTTAGGTACATACATGAATTACAACCAAAACCAAGCGCAAAATTCTTTGCTGCAACAAGTGTTGCAGAATCGTGGTGGCAGCCCATCAAACGCGCAGCTTGCCGACATGTATGGGCTTAACGGTTAAGGCGTAAATCATGGCAATTGATCCAAACATCGCACTTGGCTATAAGCCAATACAACTTGAGCAGCGTAATCCTTTTCAGGAATACGGACAAATTGCTCAAATTCAAAATGCTCAAAACCAAAACGCTTTGGCGCAGTATCAATTAAGTTCAGCCCAGCGTGCGGACGAACAGCAAAATAAATTGTATTCTGCTGCTCAACAACCTAATTTTAAATTAGATTTTCAAAGCGCCATTCAATATGGAGCGCCAGGTATTGCTGCATTTAAAGCGCAACAAGAAGCCGCCAACGCTGCTTTGACGCAAACTAAGACACAAGCCGAAATTGAAGAAAAGCAATTAAAAAACAGAAACGACAAACTTAACTTTGCTTACAACTCGGTTGGGTCTGCCCCAACACCAGAAGCAGCAGCTCAAAAAATTAAAGAAGGTTTGAGAGACGGGTATCTTGATTTTAATACTGCGTCCGCTGAACTTAAACAAATTCAAGATTTGCGTACTCCTGAAGATTTTAAAGAATACAGAATTAAAAAATTAACAAGTATTTTAAAAGAAAAAGACAAAGTTGAATTTATGCTGCCTAAAATTAAGCAGCAAGAAGCTGGTGGAAGTATTCTTGGTATTCAAGACAACCCAACAATGCCTGGTTATGGTTTGCCTATTGCTGGCATGGCAATTAAGAAAACGGCGACTATTGGCGAACAAACAGCTCAAGGTCAACTTGGTTTGGCAAAACAAAAATTTGCATGGGAGCAAGCTAATCCGGGTTTTGAAATTAAAGAAGATTCAGACGGCAATATGTTTGGCGTCAACAAGCGCACATTGCAGGCCGTGCCAGTTACTGTTGGTGGTAACGCATCTGAAGCCGCGCCAGCTGTGTCAGGCGCTGGAATACCCACTAGTATGCGTCAGTTAACAGGCAAGGGCACTGCATTGACTGAAAGTCAAGGCAACGCTACTGCATACGGTATGCGAATGAAAGAAGCCAACAGTATTTTGGCGCCATTGGAAAAATCTGGCTTTAAAAATACTGGCCTAATTAGTAATGTTGTTGGTGGAACATTAGGAATTGTTCCATTAATTGGAGACAAACTAGAAGGTATGTCTGGTTCTGTGTTTAACGCATTGCCTCAAATTGTGGGTGGTTTAAGTCCAGAACAACAACAAGTTGCACAAGCTAGAATTAATTTTATAACTGCGGTGTTACGAAAAGAATCTGGAGCTGCAATCTCTCCAAGCGAATTTATTACAGCTGAGAAAAATTATTTTCCCAAGCCTGGAGATGATGCAAGCGTAATTACACAAAAACAAAAAGCCCGAGATCTTGCAATTAAAGCAATGGAAATTCAAGCCGGTCCTGGTGCAAAAAACATTCAGCAATTTGCGCCAAGTGGCAGCACTACTGCACCAACTGTTAGTAACTGGTAAGGGGTTTACATGCCACGCGACATAACAGTTACTTTTGATGATGGGTCTACGCACGTTTATCAAAACGCGCCAGACAATTTGACGCCAGATGCAGTGTCGGCTCGGGCACAACAAGATTTTGGTAAAGCAATTAAAGCATTGGACGGTGGCCGTGCAGCTGTTGGTAATGCTGCGGCAAAACCAGAAGTGTCATTGCGTGACCGGATTATGGGTGTAATTGAAACACCATTGGCGCTTGGCGCAACTTTGGGTGGCGCTGCTATTGCTCCAATTGTTGGAGTTGCAGGCACTTTGGCAAGTGGCAAATACGGCACGCAAGAAGGCATACGCGCCGGTGAAGAAGCAATGAAGGCGGTTCAATACCAACCACGTACACAAACGGCCAGAGAAGCGTTGGGTGCTGTGGGAGAATTCTTGCAACCACTTGCAAACGCTTTGCCGCCAACCATGGGCGCAACCGGTTCCACATTAAATGCTTTAGCTGGACCAGCCATGCAGCAAGCCGGTGCAATTGCTCGTCCAGCTGTTAGTCAGGCTGCGGCTCCGGTGCGTAATGCGCTGACCAATGTGCTGACCCGTGAGCAACCGGCCATGCAGGGTATGGGCGCGGCTTCTACGGCTGAAGATTTAATGCGTCAAGAGCGCTTGCAACGCTTTGGTATTCCAGCTACAGCTGGTGAGCGAACTAAGAATCTGGCACAACAGCAGTTTGAGTCTGAAATTCAGCGTGGTGTAATTACAGGCATTTCTGAAGAAGCCAAGACCAAATTGGCTGAACAAATGCGCGGGTTTAAATCAAACCAAAAACAAGCAATTGTCAATAATTTTGAACGCATGACAAATGATGTTGGCGCTGAAATTGCAGATCCAACGCAGTTGCGCCAAGTTGGCAAAGTTGTGGACAAAGCGTTGAATGATGAGTACACCAAAAAATTTGATGCTTACAAAGCGTTGTACGCCAAAGCAGACAATGCCGGTGAAACATTGCAGCCAGTGCCATATCAATCGCTGCTTGATTACGTCAATAGCAAGACGCCAACAATGAGACAAAAACTGGATCCAATTTTGGATTCAGTGGTTGAATCTTTAAAAATGAATGATCCGCAAAACACTGGATCTATCACTGTGCGTGCGTTGGAAGACATTTACCAGCAACTTGGCCAAGTTAAAAACTCGCCAAACGCTGGCAAGTTAAAACAGATCATTACTGACATGGGCGAAGGCGCTGGCGGTGAGTTGTACCAGGCTGCGCGTGCATCCAGAAAACAATTGGCAAAAGAGTTTGAAGATGTTGGTCGTGTTGACAAGTTGCTTGGCACAAAGGCTGGTTATACCGACCGCAGGGTAGCATTGGATGATGTGTTCAAGCATGTGGTGCTGGACGGCTCATTAGAGGAAATGCGTAGCGTTACCAGCCTGCTTAAAAAAGCCGGTCCAGAAGGACGCCAGGCTTATTCAGAATTGCAAGGCCAGACATTGCAGCACATGAAAGATTTGCTTACCAAGGGTGATCAATTGTCTTTCAAGAATTTAAATACGTTGATTACGCAACTAGATTCAGAAGACAAATTAGGCTACATGTTTGGCAAAACTGGCCGCGACCAAATCATGGATTTGCGTGACGCTATTAAGGATGTGGTTGTTAAAGAGCCTGGTGCTATTAATTTTAGCAACACATCTGGCGCTATGTTGCGTGGCCTTGAGGCTTTGCAATCACTTCATTTGCCTGTCAAAAAAGCGGCTGAACTTGTTCGCACAAGAGAAATTACAGGCAAAGTCAAAAAAGCATTGGAACAACCTAACCAGTTGGCCCCAACACAAACAAACAAAAACGCCCTTCGTATTGACTTAACCGGCATGGCCAACGGAAAACCGTAATGGAAACCCAACAACTTTTCAACATTGCCCTTGGCTTGGCTGCTTTTTTTGGCGGCTGGGTACTGAACAACATCACGCGCACTTTGGAACGTTTGGATACAGACATACGGGCTATGCCTAGCACATACGTATCCAAGGACGATTACCGTCGCGACATTGATGACATCAAAGAAATGCTTGGCAAGATCTTTGACAAGTTGGACAACAAAGTAGATAAGTAATGCTTGACCCCATAACAATCAGTGCTGCGTTTGCCCTAGCCAAGAGCACCATTGCCGGGGTCCAAGAAGCCATTCAAATGGGCAAGGATTTGCAAGAGTGCAGCGGTGATCTGATTAAGTTTTTCGAGATGCGCGATACCGTTGCCAAGGCAGCAACGGAAGACAAAAGCAAGAAACGCTCAGACATGGGCCAAGCCCTTGACACCGTGATGCAAGCCAAGGCGCTCAGAGACGCTGAAAAGAAGCTTAAAGAGCAGCTTATATACTCAGGGCAAGGCGATGTGTGGGAAGCCATCCAAGCCGAATACAACATGATTGTGGCTACCCGCAAACGTGAAGAGCGCGAAGCTGAAGCCGCCGCCAAAAATAGGCGTGAAAAAATGGCTGAGATGGTAGAGACAATATTTTATGGTCTGGCTGGTTGCATTGTTGGTGGCCTTATTTGCTGGGGCACTGTTGAATTTATTTCTTACAAAATGAGGGGTTAACATGAGCGAGGAGAAAATTCAAGCTATAGAAACTAAAGGCGCATTGATTGAAAAGATCACGTTTGCGCTGTTGCCTTTGTTGTTTAGCTGCGTTGTCTACTTAATGTCAGCTTTAGCCAATCTGAGCCATGAGGTAACGATCCTGAACAGCAAGATCAGCTTGGTGGTAACCAGTGATAATCGACAAGCCCCAAACTCGGGCGCGGAGTTGGCGCGTGAAAAGTTGCGGCAAGACTTGGAAAAAGAAATCCAAAAGAACCGGGATGACATCATGCACAACCGCCAAGATATTGCAATTTTGTACGAACGCCAGAAAGGTAAATGATGAATGAACTTCTTTCTCTCCTCAAGGGCATTGCGCCTACTTTGGCTACCATTGTTGCCGGTCCTCTCGGTGGGGCTGCTGTTAGTGCTCTTGCTGGCAAGTTTGGCGTTAGTGATAGCGTCGAGGCCGTAGCCAAGGCCATCGCTGGCGACCCACAGGCCGCGCAAAAGCTGGCTGAAATGGAGCTGGAATACGCCAAACTGGACGCGGCCGACCGTGACAGCGCACGCAAGCGCGAGTCAGAAATTGCTACCAGCGCAACGGCTCCTTGGTACAGCAAAATGGTCACCCCAACTTTAGCAATCGGCATGTTTGTTCTGTGGGGTGTGGTTAACATTATGTTGCTCAACAGCGCAATTCCTGACCCCATGCGCGAGATCGTCATCCGCATGCTCGGCTCACTGGATGCGGCCAATATGCTGATCTTGTCTTATTATTTTGGTAACTCACACAAACACTAACATGAACCTCACACCTAATTTCACCTTTGAGGAACTCACACACACCGACCACCGTGAGTTTGACAATACGCCAAATGAATCAGAACTTAACAATCTTAAACGCCTTGCTGAATTTCTTGAACAAGTCAAAACCGTTTTGGGTGGCAAACCGATTATGGTCAATTCAGCGTTTCGCTCCAAGCAAGTCAATGATGCTGTGGGCAGCAAAGACACTTCTCAGCATCGTGTCGGCTGCGCTGCTGACATTCGGATTCCGGGTATGACGCCAGATGAGGTTGTCAAAGCAATTATTGCAAGTAATTTAGGTTATGACCAGATCATCCGTGAGTTTGACCGCTGGACTCATATCAGCGTGCCCAACATGGCCGGTGCTGCGCCGCGTAAAAGCAAATTAATAATTGACAAATTGGGAACACGCCCTTACGCATAAGTGTGCAGCCACAGCGCCAACAGGGCAAAAATTACAATACAGACAACGCCAGTAAACAGCCACCAAAGAAAATTCATCATTTGATTAGTCTCGGTGTGTTATCTGGCACAGGTACAAAAATGTATACAGCAGATGCCGCGCCGCGCCCAAGGTTTGTTAGCCATCTGTCAATGTAAACCCCATAAATGTGGGGGATTGCTTTGCGTATTGCATCCGGTTCTGCATCCATCTTTGCGGCAATTTCTTTTGCGGTAAGGCCATCTTCATTGCGTAGCAATACTGCACGAATGTCGTTATGTTTACTCGGTCGCATCTTCGCTCTCGTTCAAAGCTTCCCATTCTTCGGCAGTAATCAATGGAATGGGACTTGCCTTCTCAATAGCGTAGCGCACAGCAGGCTCCTGCTCTACCCGTGCCAAGGCATCACAGTATTCTTCAAGCGCCCGTGTGTATGCAGCTAGGCTTGTGTAATCTTGTTCAAGCGGTCGTTTCATGCTTTTTCCTTTGTATATTCCTTGCCGCACTTAGCACAGTGCCATTGTGGTTTTGTGGTGGTGTCGTCAATCCATTCGTGAGTGCAGGGGGTTTGGCCTCTTGCTCGAATGGCGGCGGCGCATTCTTCTGCCGTCATCATCCGGTTTGCAAACCTATCGCATAAGCCAGCACACGCCTCACGCTCGGCTTGTACAGCTTCAGCCACGCACAAGGGCTTATCGCAAAACGGGCTGCACGAATGGATTTCATCAACAATCTGGCGCTTGCGCCATCCAGAATCAGTCATGCTTCACTCCTTGGTTAAACGCATTTGTCATCTCGTTTACGTAACTGGCCTCGGCCTCCTCCCACGCCGCGCAAAGCTCGTCAGACCACATCAATCCATGCTGACCGATAAAATCACTGACCGCCACGCCTAGCTTTTCAATTGAGTTCATCTCGTCGCCTTGCCGCCAGCAAAGGCAAGGGCTACCCACAATTTGCGGTCTGCCGCAGTGTCCACAGTTGTATAAAGATGCAGTCATAAATATTTCCCCATTAGGTTCAGGCTGGTTTTGTATTGCTTGGCAATCAGTGCTGCTTTTGCCAGCGTTGGCATCACATTGTCGTTTTCTACGTCCCACAAATAAGATTTAGAACAACCAATCTTCTCGGCCATCTTGCCCAGACTCATTTCGTTTTGGCACAGGCGGCAGCCGTACAGGTATTCACCAAGAGTCATCATCTGTTCTCCGAAGGTACAAATTTAAAATCTTTGGGTGCATTGATAAGCCCATAGGGGCTGGCAGTAAAGTTATGGCCCTTGTAGCAGTCATAACAGTATTGGGTAGGCGACTTGATGTCGCACTGACACTTGCGGCAGTACTTCCACGGATATTTTTTAATCCGCTTGGCTCGTTCTTCAGGCGTCATGCTTCATCCTTCCATTCCCAGCCCAGTAGCTGCTCAGTGTTTTTGATCTGCTCATCAGTGGGCTTGTAATACATAGCAAACTGCGTGAATGGGCTTGCTTGTGGATACAGCACCCACCAGCCAACAACTTTGGGCTGTTTTGGTGTTGTGTATTCGCCGGTATATGCGTACTTGTTGTGATCGCCGCTCATGCTTGGCTCCTCATCCCGTCTTTGGCGAGGTCAAGCAGTCGGCTCAATTGGTCGGCGCGTAAACACACAGACCACCTCCCGGGATCATGATGTTTATAACCAAGGTGTGTTTCAACGCGGCATCCATCCAACATTGAGTCAAACAATTTGCACTCTACGTACTCAAGTAGTTTTTGGTCAGTCATGCTTGCTCCTCAGTGGGTACGGCGGAAAAGGCCATCCGTTCTCGGGCCAGTTGTCTTTGTTCATTCTTTAATCTCCTTGATCCAAATTTTGAAACTGTCTTGTGTGTCTTTGCCGAACGGCAAATCACTCATTCTTTTACAGGCTTCATCTACAGCACTGTTCCATCCGGCACGGAACACAATTTCGGCAATGTCTGATGGTTCCATCTCAAACTCGCCAAATATTTCTTGGAAATAATCTTTAATTTTCATGGTTTGCCTTTATCAGTTGTCGGTATGCGTCAATAGCAATTCGCAAGTCATCGCGCAGCTGCTCAATCTCTTTTTGTTGGGCCAACAATTTTTCGTTTGCTTC